TTATATTTTCCACTTGATAGAAATATCCTCAGCCGTGACTTGTACTTTGTTTATGAGGCCTTTAACCATTGTCTTCTGACCCTCATAGTCCATCAAAAAAATATCCTCAGCACCTAATATCTTTCTCATGTCTTCTTTTTTCTCTTGTTGTTTGAGTGATGGGTCATTTTCTAGCTCAGCCTCTAGAAATGCTCTGATAGTGGTAAACTCAGCAGACTTCTTTTGTAGCTCCTCAAGCGTGATACGGTCATCTATATACAGGTCATTTAATCTACTAAGTTTCTTAGTCAATTCATCTATCTGTTTTTGATAGCTGTCACGGTCAATGCTTTCTGTCTCAGGAGTGGAAAAAATCTCATCTAGGTAGCTAGTGTCATTCTGTAATTTACTGATTTCTTTTAGTACATATTCCTCTACCTCCTCTTTTTGATAAGCTCCAGAGTGGCATTTTTCATTGTTGTTATAGACCGTAACCCCCGTGGTCTTTCTAGGGTGTCTTTGTTTACACTCATATTTTATAAACCTGGTGCCATCTTTCCTAACCATGCCCATAATAATTGTGAGTGGAGCTTGACAATAACCACATTGAGCGATACCTGAGAGCATATATTTAGCCTGAAATGGTCTAGGATTGAATTTCTCAGCTGCCGTACGTTGTCTTATCTTGAGTTCTTCTTGAGTCTTATTGTAGACCTCCTCAGAGATAATGGGCTCATGGTTGCCCTTGTAAATCTTGCCTTTATACTGATTGTAACCACAGTAGACAGGATTATCTAGTATTTGCCTGATTATTCTGTAGCTCCAAGCAGGAGTTTTAGGGTATCGTTGATTTATATCATCTCTTAACTTGGTAATCGAACGCCCCCCAAGATAGGACTGGAATATCTCTCTGATTACAATGGCCTCTAGTTCGTTGATGGTCATTTCACCCGTCTCTTTGTGGTAGTCGTAGCCGTATGAGGTTTTTGCCCACATCATAGACTTTCCTGACTTGGCACGGCCTAGCTTGCCTAGTTGCATACGTTCCTTGATTTGCTCACGCTCCAACTGAGCGAATACGGATAAAATACCCACCATAGCCTTACCAAAGGGAGTAGAGGTGTCAAAATTCTCAAGCAGGCTGACAAAATCTATCTTGTTTTCTAAAAAAATATCCTCAATCAAGTAGAGGGTGTCTTTTTGGCTACGGCTCAGGCGGTCTAGTTTATAAACAAGTACAGTGTCAAATTTCTTGTTTTTAGCGTCCTTGACCAGTTGCTCCAGAGCTGGGCGCTCAGTATTTGACCCCGAAAAGCCACCGTCTGTATAGATGTTGTAAATGCTCCAGTCTTTGATGTGGCAGTAGCTAGAGAGTTTGTCTTTTTGCTCATCTATAGAGTACCCCTCCTCAGCCTGGTTAGTAGTCGATACTCTGACATAGATTGCCACTTTATTTGTTGTCATCATAGTAGTACCTCTTTCAAAATTTCCTAAAAAATGATAAAATGGGTACAAGAAAAGAGTTCAAAAGACAACATCTTTTGAAAAATCTTTCTTGTTGCCAGCCCTACGCTCTCGGTCGCCAAACTTCTGAGCGTGGGGCTTTTTTATTTACTCAAAATCATATTCAAGCACGTTAGTCATGTGTGACTGTGCTATTTTATTTCCTGATTGGTCGTAGGCAGTTATGAAATAAGATTTATCTTCTTCTGTCTCCAAGAATACAACCATATTGACAGCTCTGCTGACACTATTCAAGACCTCAGTCTTTTCTGTATCAGATAGAGTTGAAAAGCTGTCATTTACAGTAGCGTTGATAGCTCCATTATCTTTTAGTTTGAGTTCGTAGATGTGAGCTGTCCACTCATAGCCGTCAGCTCCATCTTGGTTGAATTGAACACTTTCATTGAAACTATCTGAGATTTTGACATTCATTTCAGCAACATCATAGGTAGCCTTTTCTGAACTAGCCTCAGTAGCCTCTGTGCTTTCTGAGGTTTCTTCTTTTGCCTCAGTTGTTGTACTCTGAACGGCTACCGTTGGCGTTTTTGGGGTTTCTGTCTTTGGTGCAAGGCCTAAGGCCTGCAACACGAAACCAAGAGCAGCAAGGGCTAAAAAGCCACCACCAAACAATTTTAATTTTTTCATGATGTGTTCTCCTTTTGTTTACACTTTATAAATTTCTACTACCTCACCGATAGTACGAATATCGTCATCTTCTGTCAAATAGATTTCCTCATAGCTATTGTTTAGACTTTGGAGATACCAAGCCCCATTGTAGTCACGCTTTAGCTTTTTGACAAAGTTTTTACCGTTGACCTGAAAGATACCAATATCATTGATGTCTACTTGACTTGTAACCTTGATGAATAGCAAGTCGTTATCTTCTATCAATGGCTCCATTGAGTCGCCTGCTACCTTGGCAATAGTGTCATATTTATCTGGAACATCTTTAGCACGGAGTTTGACCTCCATATGTAAGTTGTCCTCTTGAAATGTGCCATGACCAGCAGCAACCAGTCCCTCAACATAATCAGTAATATAATCCTCATCATCTTTGAATTTGTCAAAGATAGAAGTGACCTTAGAACTTTCTTGCTCTTCTAGTTGTCCCTTAGCAAAATCAAGAACTTTTTCTTGTCTGGATTGTTCTAGTTTATTATAGACAGATATAATTTGGGGCTGTTCACTGTGTGTAGTGATTTTTCCAAGTCTGTTATCTGTCAACCCCAAAAGATAGTCAGAAGTAACGTTGAAGATTTCAGCAAGTTTTTTTAAATCCTTACCTTTTGGGAAGTTTTCGTTTTTTTCCCACTTTGAAACAGTGGTATAGGTTTTCATGCCAAGTATTTCTGAAAGCTCAGTTTGTGTCATATTGTGACCTTCTCTTAACTTTCTTACTCGGTCTCCTAATTGTTCCATAGGATAACTCCTTTTTGTTTTTTGATAAGTAAATTATATCAGAAACATGATTATAAATCAACAGTATAAGAAAAAAGTTTTAATTAAAATATGATTTCTATAGATTTTTCAAAAAAATAGAAAATAAATCATAAAAAATACTTGACATAAGATTATAAATCATATAAAATAAAATCATCATCAAGAAAGGAGCAACTCAAATATGGTCACTATTGCAGAGTTACGAGCTAAACACAATAAAATGTCACAGCGTGAGTTGGCCAAAGAGATAGGTGTTACTCAAACATCCATCAGCAACTGGGAGAAAGACCAGACAAAGATTGCAGGCGAGCACCTTATTAGCCTAGCGTTGTTTTTCAATGTGTCTACTGATGACATTCTAGGAATACAAAAGAAAGCTACCTAAAAATTTTACACTATATATGATTTATAATCATATTGTATAGAAAGGAGACAACATGAATGAACTCATTAACGTAATGCTGAATGATAATCATGAACCGATTGTATCGGCTAGGCAACTACATCAGACACTAGAGGTCAAGAAAAGGTTTAGCGCTTGGTTTGAGCAAAACATCAAGGGTTTTGTAGAGGGTTACGACTTTACAGGCGTACCTGGAGGTACACCCGTTAAGGGCGGGAATGGAAATACTCAATACTTAGATGACTACGCTCTAACATTAGATACAGCTAAACATCTTGCAATGATGTCTAAGACAGAAAAAGGGCAGGAAGTCAGAGCCTACTTTATCCAAATTGAGAAAGACTACAACAGCCCTGAGAAAATCATGGCAAGAGCCTTACTCATGGCAGATAAGAAAGTCCACAAGCTAGAGGCCCAGATTGAAGCTGACCGTCCTAAGGTACTGTTTGCAGACGCTGTGAGCGCTAGCCACTCATCTATCTTGGTTGGGGAATTGGCTAAGCTACTCAAGCAAAATGGAGTAGAGATTGGAGCTACACGCCTCTTTACCTGGTTACGGAACCATGGCTACCTTATCAAGCGTAATGGCCGTGATTGGAACATGCCTACTCAGAAAAGCGTAGAGCTTGGACTTATCAGGGTTAAGGAAACCAGTATCACTCATTCTGACGGACATATTACAGTAAATAAGACACCTCTTATAACTGGTAAGGGTCAGCAGTATTTCATCAACAAATTTCTTAATCAGGAATACTTACCTAATTAGGAACGCAAAAAGCACCTCAGGAATGGCAGTTCCATTGAGGCGCTGTGTAAATATATTACAAAGGTATTTTAACATGAAATCAGAAAAAAAGAAATGGAAGCCACGCATTATAAACATCATGGCAGATGGCTCTGTAATCGAAGACTTAACGGGTTATGTCATTCCTGCTGGCCATGCTTATTATGACATTATCCTAGGAATGCACAAGCATGAGCAACGGAAAGGAGCATAGTATATGACGTATGCAGCATATAGTCAGAAATCTTCATGGAAACTATTTGCAGATGAACAATCATTCTGCCCAAAATGATGAGCTTAGCCTACAAGCTAAAGGGTTGCTAATGGTGCTGATGTCCAATAAAGAAACTTGGAAACCTTACATAGATGAACTTTCTAAGCGTTCAAAGAATGGGCGTGACGCTCATAGGACGGCTTATGAGGAATTAAAGGAGGCGGGTTATATCCGTATCTATAAAAAAAGTCTAGGACGGGGCAAAGGTATTATACGTGAGCCTCTTGTAATGGATATGCCAATCTCTGATGATTACTTTGAGTATTGGAAAGGATGTATAAACAAAGAGTTATCCACAATTTCCACAGAAAATGAAGATTTTTGATTTTACAACTTACTGACTTTACGTAGGTTGAAAAGTTCAAAAGTTGAAGAAATCGTAGGTTGAAAAGTTCAAAAGTTGAAAAATCCGACACTAATAATAACTAATAAATAATAATAACTAACTTAATAATAATCTAGAGCCTTACGGCACTAACTTAGTAATAAATACTAATCAACAACAAACTAATACTTATTAAATAAAGAAAGGGATAACCTAGTTATCCACAGGAGGAAAAACATGATTGACAAAGACAGAATTATTGCAGACCAGCAGAAGAAGATTGAACGTATCGAAAAGCTACAAGAGGAGCTACACGCTATCTCAATGTTTGGACTGTTTACGCTAAAGGTTGTGGGCATTCCTGATAAAGACGGAACGCTTGAGGGAATGATGGACATCATGCACAAGCTCTCTCATGTTATCGAAGATGTGCTAGAGGGTGCAGACCCTAAGAAAGCTATTAAGGAAAGTCTAACATCACAAGACAATGATGAGGAGGAAGACTAATGCTGAATAAATTAAAACAATTTTTTGGACTAGATGAGCTTGAGCCTATCGAACCTACAGCAACTAATGGCCTGATTGAGTTACGAACCCTCCAAGCTGAGAACCGTGAGCTTAGGGAAATCATCAAGAAACAGCGTTCATTGCTACAAGAACTCTCTGAGCAGAATATGGAGCTTGGCCGTGACCGTAGACGCTATGCTGATACTGTAGCGACTCAAAATCGTCTAATTGATGTCTATGAAAGTCAGGCAGGATAGGAGGCGCAACATGGACGGTACTTATCCATGGTTTGACTATGACATTTGGCTTAGCACGCCCCCTGAACCTTGGTCAGAGCCTGATGTTGATGAAGATGAGGCTTATGACAGATGGAAAGATGAGCAGGTTTAGCCTATGGACAGAGAACGCTATGAAGATAATGCTTACTGGCGTAAACGATACCTGGAACTTTGCTATGAACTAGGAGAGATTATCAACGAACAGCAAGATAAGATTATCTCACTTACCAACGAAAACAGACGCTTAAAGCGTGAAAATTGGAATATGAAACAAACCAAAAGGAGAAGAAGATGACTAATAATCAATTAGCAACCCAACAAGCCAAGCGTGATATTGCCATTGATACCAGCGTTTGGACACCACAAGACATCAAAAGGTTTTTTGACCCACAAAATTTATTGTCTGAAAAACAAGTAGGGCAAGCCCTGTCTCTCATCAAAGGACGAAATCTGAACCCTTTGGCTAATGAGGTCTATATTGTAGCTTACAAAAACAATAAGACAGGTGGTGTTGAGTTCAGTCTGATTGTCTCTAAAGAGGCATTTCTCAAGCGTGCTGCACAAAGCCCAAACTATGAGGGTTTTGAGGCTGGTGTTGTTGTTATAGATGAAAATGGTATCCAAACCGAACGGAAAGGCTCACTAATCTTACCAACAGATAAACTTGTTGGCGGTTGGGCTAGAGTGTACCGTAAAAATTTCAAGGTACCAGTTGAAATCTATCTGTCACTTGCTGAGTATAACAAGGGGAAAAGCACCTGGAACTCAATGCCAGCTACCATGATTAGGAAAACAGCTCTAGTAAATGCTCTGAGAGAGGCTTTCCCTGAGGATTTGGGCAACATGTACACGGAAGATGATGGCGGTGAAACCTTTGACCGTATCAAGCAAGCAGAACCTATTGAGAGCCGTGAGGAAGTTGTGGCACGCAAAATGGCACAAATTGAGCGGATGAAGCAAGAGCAGGTTAGAAAACAAGCCGAACCAGTAGATACTAGCTATCCAGCTGATGAGGTTCCTGACCACCTTGAGGAACAAGGAGAGCTGTTTGACGAAGAATTAGAATACTAGGAGGACAACATGCAAGAATTACAAGCAAAAGTAACACAGGCACAGGTTGAAATCATTGACCGTGAGAAGTTTGAGCAGGGTATCAATGAAGTTGTGGCCAAGTATGAAAATTACACTGTCACAGCTGCAACCATCAAGGAAGATAAGCAGGTACTAGCTGACCTACGAAAACTCAAGAAACAGATTTCTGATGAACGTATCAAGATTAAGCGTGAGCTGTCACAGTCTGCTGATGAGTTTGACAAATATATCAAGGACACTAGCGAGCCAATGGATAAAGTCATTGATAAAATCGCTCAAGATGTCAAAGAATTTGAGGAACATCAGAAAGCTGTCCGTTTGGATACTGTCAAGAGCTATCTAGCCAACAAAGCGGCTGAGTATATGCTAGACCCTAGGCTTTTTGATGAGAAAGCCCTAGAGTATATTAAAGCCTCTGACTTTATGGCAGATGGTGTCACCCTTAAAAAAGTCACCATGAAGTCTCTTGAGGACATGGTTACGTTTGAATATCAAAACCAACAAGAGAAAGAAAAGGCTAAGGCTGCAATCTCTGGGCAGTGTGCTGAGTATGGTATGACTGACCAGCCTTATATCCGTATGCTAGAAGTAATGACACTTGTAGAGGTGTTGGAGCAGATTAAGTCTGACTATCTCTTTGAGAAGCAAAAGGCAGAAATGCGGAAAGCTGAGGAAGAAAGAGAACAACTTTTAGCAGCTCAGCGAGCTAAGGAACAGGAACGGGCTCAAAATCGTCAAGATTTGCCCCAAATTGACCCAGAGACTGGCGAGATTTTAGACGGAGGGCAATTATCCCGCCCTGACCAAGAAACGCTCACAGGGGCTGAAAATGAGCCTGACACATACAATATCAAAATGGGTCTGACAGTATTCTTTAAGACAGTTGAAGAAAAAGACCGTTTCAAAGAAACTTTAGCAGTAGCTGGCTTTGAACATCAAAAAAATTACTGGGTTCCTGAGTTTGGTTGGATTGAACCTCTCAAACAGGAAGAACTCAAAGATAATCTTAAAGTTGGGACGGTGAAACGCCGTGGAATTTAGACAAGTTTCAGATAGCGTGGCTATCTATTCAGACGGTCAACGGTTGCAGGTTATCCATGATTTGGGTGATGAGTTTATTTTAGACCTGAACGTAGTAGCAGAGGACGCTTTTAACATTGACGGTCAGGTGCTAGAAGTAATAAACACCATTGAACCTGTGTTCAAGGTTAGTGGTTTTTGCTCACGAAGTGGTGAGGATATGTACCGCTTGAAATGGGCTATCCGTCAATTTAAAATATTTGAACAATACTTAAACGACTATCAGGCAGACCTGCTTGATTGGTGGCAAAATCCAGGAGGAGAAGAAAAATGATGATTGTTGAATTGATTTTACTAGCAGGTTGGACTTTCTTATGGCTTTGTCTAGGCTTTCTATTAGGCGAGCGTGAGGCTAGAAAGGACAAAAAGAATGATTAACAACGTTGTACTGGTTGGAAGACTGACAGCAGCTCCTGACCTACGCAAGACCCCTAGCAATGTTTCAGTATTGCAGGGTACTCTTGCCGTCAATCGCAATTTCAAGAACCAAAACGGAGAGCGTGAGGCTGACTTTATCAACTTTCAGACTTGGCGTGGTACGGCTGACATCATTGCTGAATATTGTGGCAAAGGGTCGCTCATTGGTCTTACTGGACGTATCCAGGTAAGGAGCTACGAGAAAGACGGTCAGCGTCGATATGTGACTGAGGTTGTAGCTGATAGCGTGACTTTGTTAGAAAGCCGTAGCAGTCAGCAAGGGCAATCAAACAACGGTCAGAACGGCTTTCAAGGTGGCAATTTCTATCCTGGCGGTTCTCCACAGTCTGAGTTTGCAGGTGGCACACCAGGGGGCTACAACTCTCCATTTGGCAGCTCATCCCCTATGGACATCTCAGATGATGATTTGCCTTTCTAGGAGGTGCTATGTCAGATACTAAAATGACCGTATGGGCATTGTTTGACAGTGGGAATGGTAGTTATACCAAAGGAGCAACCGCCCTGAATAGTTCGGGGGGGGCTAACATTGACATCTACCCGGTGGGAATTGACATAGAAAACAAGAACAATCACTTTATCAACCTCAACCTAGCAGACTACGGCCGTCTTTTTGGAGATACTAAGCTATTTGATGAATTGGATAAGCTCCCTAAACCTGATTTAATAATAGCAAGCCCACCCTGTGAAAGCTGGAGTAATGCTAGTGCTATGAACGAGGGTAACGCCTGCTGGAAACAGGAAGACCTCTCAGATAGCCTCTTTGCCCCACAGAGGGAGGCAAGCATGTTTACTATCAGGAATAGCTCAGATTATGACCAGGCTTATATCAATTATCAATATGACCGCCAATTTATGAAAAGGATAAATGGGGAGTTGACAGCGTTCAATACTATTGAGATTATCAAACGTTATGCCCCCAAGTATTTCATAATAGAAAATCCAGCTAGTGGTCGATTGTGGAAGTATATTGAGCAAGTTATGGGTTTTAAGCTACCGTATCTTAATATGACAAGGTATAACAATTATGATTATCCACTACAGAAACCTACAAAGTTTGCTAGTAATCTTGATTTGGGGCTGAAAAATGACATCATCAAGCAAGAGGTAGAATGGAAATATTTTTCCAAGTCCTATAATGAACGGTCAAATATACCACAGAACCTAGTAATAGAGATATTCACTAAGGTTTACAATAAATTTATACAGGAGAAACAACATGAAAAAAACAGCAATACTTAAAACAGCTTTTACAGTAGTTACAAGTAAAGCAGAGAAAAGCATTGAGATTGTCGGTAGTTCCATTTTTAACCTAAAGGCTGAATTTGTGAAGCAAGACAGACAGCTTTCACTAGATGAAAATGGTGACTTGTTTGAACCAGAATATAAACTAGTACTGGAAGCAAAACAGTCTGATGACCTGGTTCTTGATAGTTCTTATGCAGCTAAAGAGTTTGCTAAAGATGTTCAAGAGATTAAAATCCTATTTGAGTTCCTTGAGGAAAACAAGACGAATTTATTTGAGGAACTTGGTTTCCTTGGGGTACTTCTATGAAGCTAGTCCTGAATATCGAACCAAAACCACAATCAAGGCCAAGGTTTGCTAGGCGTGGAAATTTTACCACAACCTACGAAGACAAGGACATGAAAGCCTGGCGCAACCAGTGTAGGCTACTCATTGCTAATCAGTACATGGGTCAGCCTATCCTTGAGGGTGCTCTGAGGGCTAAGGTGAGATTTTACATCAAGCCCCCTCAGTATATCGCCAAGGTTAAAAAGAACCAGCAGGCGCTCCTAGATGAGGTTATTCCAGTAGGTAAAAAGCCTGATGTGGATAACTACGAAAAGGCGCTATATGATAGCATGTCAGGCTTAGTCTTCCAAGATGACGGCCAAATAGCTCTGCATGATGTCGGTAAGTTTTATAGTCTCAATCCACGTATTGAGGTAGAAATCGAGGTTATGGAATGGAACAGATAAAAGAAAGGTTATTTTTTACCTCTCTATGTGTTGTTTGCTTTATTGTTGGTGCCGTGTTAGGCAACGCTGCACCACTTAACCCACCACCTAAAAAACAGCCTATCATTATCTACACCGTCGATAACGCAGGCGGTGTGATGGTGGGTGAGATTACAGACAAAGAAATTATAGAGGGACGCTACACGGTCACAGCTCACGCTTACGGAAAGTTTCTAGTCACAAAAGAACAGTACGAGGCTATCAAAGTTGGTGACCCAATCCCTGAGTATTTGAAGAAAAGAGGAGGTTAAGATGACTAACCTATGGGAAGAAACAATCTGTAAATTATCTGAGTACAACAAAACCTTTGAGGGGGTCAGATATATTCAAGGTCAAGATTTCAAAATCACTAAAGAAAACTTCGAACGAGTGGCTAAAGAAACTGAATACTATGCGGGTTTTGGGTCTGCTAAAGTTGCAGAGGATTTAGTGCTAGTTGGTAAAGGTTGGTGGCTTGAACGCCATGAATACGACGGAGCCGAAAGTTGGCACTATAAAGAGGCACCGAAACAAGTAAATGAGCTCAGAGAAGTTAAGCGGCTTGCAGGCGGTATGTGGAGTACTTTAGCTGAGATAAATGACCCTGATATGGAGGGTTTTCTGCCATGAACAAACGTCAACGTAAAAAGATGTTTACTAGGGCTTTCTCTAAAGCTTATGATGAGAGCCTAAAATGGCAAAGAGAAAAGGAGCAAGTATCCATCACAACAGTTAGAGACAGAAGAGGTAAAGCCTATATTATTACCTCCATCACTAAACAAGTTGAAATCATGAAAAATTGGACTAATAGCCCTGAGGAAATAACCATAGAGGGTTATATGTTAAACAATAAAAGATTGGGGTTGAAATGACACTATTTGATGAAGTACAACAATTAAGCTCAGAAAGTTATGATAAGTGGGCGGAACGTTATTTTAAAAAATATAACTTGGAAAAAGTAATTAAGGACTCAGCTAAGCAAGGGTACACAGGTCATCTGATTAGTGTCTTAAAAGTTAAAGATGATTATACTAGGCGTAGATTGGATGATAAAAGAACACTTGAGAAAATTAAGGAATTGTTAGGAGATGGTTTCAAAGTAGAGTATTGTTTAACCCATGGCAAAAATATTCTTACTGGTGAAGATTTTATAACCAACAAGCAAATTCATATCACATGGGAATAAAAAAGCCAAGGCACTCTCTGCCTCAGCTAATAGTTATATCGCAAAGACTATTATACCACAAAGGAGACAGAGAGTGAACAAGGCTAAAGAGCTCTTGAATGAGTTACAAAATCTTGATATGGACATTCAGAGTAGGATTGACGAAATCAACGAGCTTGAGGCAGGTTTGCTCTCAAGCCCGAAATGGACAGCAGACAAAGTCAAAGGCGGTCAAGCTAGACAAGTTGATGATGTCTATACTCAGCTTATCGTGATGAAAGAAGCTATTGAACAAGATACCAATGAAGTTATTAACAGGAAACTTGAACTTGGTAGATTGATTAACAAGCTGAAAAATCCAAAACATAGGGCAGTATTGAGAATGACTTACATTAACAAAGGCACTGCTGATAGTGTTTGCTATGACTTAAAGATGAGCCGAACAACCTATTATAGGTTAAAAAATGAGGCGGTTTCAGCTTTAGAGGAAGTTATCTGATTTTATCGGGAACGTGTGGGACTTTTTGGAACAGCACGGTTCTAAAAATCTGCTAGAATGGTAGTATCAAGAAATGAAGAGAGAGGTCTCAGAATTGGTAGATGGTTACCTGAAAACAGGGGGTGTAAAGCCTTGGAGGTTCGAGTCCTCCCCTCTCTTTAAGGGAATATAGCTCAGTTGGTAGAGCGCCTAGTTGAAGCCTAGGAGGTCGCTGGTTCAATTCCAGCTGTTCCCATTGTATCTCTGTGAGTAGCTATCACAATAGAGGTACAGGGCGGTAATTAGATTTAGGCTGATTAACCTGTAGGACAGAGATAAAGTAGCGCTATATAAGGCTCTGGTGGGGGAGGCACCCACTTACCGCATACGGTCACTCATTGAGTGGCTTTTTTTATATTTCAAAACAAATAAACAGCAGGAGGTTTAGGCTTGGGTAGAGCAAGAGACCCCAACCGAGACAAAGCATTTGAAATCTATTCAGAGAACAATGGAAACATTGAACTGGTTGAGATTGCTGAGCGTTTGGGTGTTTCAGCTGGCACTGTCCGAGGTTGGAAAAGTAAAGACAAATGGGAACTTAAAATAAAAGGAACGTTCCAAAAGAAAAATACGGAACGCTCCAAAAATCCAAGGGGTGCTCCAAAGGGCAGTAAGAACGCTCTAGGGCACGGAGCCCCTAAGGGAAACACTAACGCCCTCAAACATGGTTTGTTTGCTAAGTATCTGCCACAGGAGGTGTATGAGATAGCACAGGAGCTATCAGACAAACAGCCAATAGACATACTCTGGGAAAATATCACGCTGACCTATGCTAATCTACTGCATGCTCAGCGTATTTTATTTGTCCAGGACATAGATGACAGCAATACCTTAATCACAAGCGAGGGCAAAGCTGGCGTAGGCTATGAACATCACACAGCATGGGATAAGCAAGGCAAGGCTCTAGCTGCAATAGCAAGGGCACAGTCAGAGCTTAAAAGCATGATTAAGACCTATGACGAGCTAACACGCTCACCGCTTGTCACAGAGGAGCAACGCCTGAGAATTGATAACCTCAAGGCACAGCTTGGGTCTGATGATGAAGATGACACGGTCATTACTGGATTTACATTTGATAGGAGTGAGTACAATGGCGATACTTAACCTAGCTAAATTGATAAACCCAGTCTTTGATGAAGTCCTATACACGCTCAAGAGCCACATAGTGCTAAAGGGTGGCCGTGCCTCTACTAAGTCCTCTGTGGTATCTATTGACCTAGTAAATGACTTTATTAGTGACCCTCTAGGTAATGTGGTTGTTCTACGGAAAGTGGGTAAATACCTGAGAATGTCTGTCTATGAACAGATAAGATGGGCAATTTATGAGATGGGCTTGGCCAATCAGTTCAAGTTTGGCAAGTCACCGCTACAAATTACTCATAAAAAGACTGGTACAGCCTTTTACTTCTACGGTGTAGATGACCCCATGAAACTCAAATCACAAAAGATAGCCAAAGGCTATGTCATGTCTGTCTGGTTTGAGGAACTTGCAGAGTTTGCAGGGCGTGAGGATATTGATATAGTTGAGGATACCTTTATCCGTCAGGAGTTGCCAGATGGCAAACAGGTCAAGGTTTATTTCACATACAACCCACCACGCAACCCCTACGACTGGATAAATGAGTGGGTAGCTGAGAAAGCAAGTGACCCAACCTATCTGATACATCACAGCACCTATCTTGATGACAAGTTAGGTTTTTTGTCTAAGCAGATGAAAGAAAAGATAGAACGGTACAAGGAAACTGACCCCGACTATTACCGCTGGATGTATTTGGGGGAGATTGTCGGTCTTGGTAATCATGTTTATAACATGAGCTATTTTAAGCCACTTGAGAGCCTCCCTGAGGACGATAGGCTTATCGGTATATCATTTGCCCTAGATACTGGACACCAGCAGTCAGCAACGGCCTGTGGTGCTTATGGTTTGACTGCTAAGGGTAATGTTATCTTGCTTAATACGTTCTACTATAGCCCAGCTGGTAAGACCATCAAAAAGGCACCTAGCGAGCTTTCTGTGATGATACATGACTTTATAGACGAGGTTATGAAGACTTACAGAGTACCTAAGCTCAAGATGACTATTGATAGTGCCGAGGGTGCTCTACGTAACCAGTATTTCAAAGATTATGGCGAACGCTGGCACCCAGTAGCCAAAAAGAAAAACCAGACTATGATTGACATGGTTATCAGCTTGCTAGCAGAGGGACGCTTTTACTACCTTGACATTCCAGCTAATAAGGTATTTGTTGAGGAGCACAAGATGTACCGCTATGATGACAAGACTATTAACTCTGATGACCCTAAAGTTATCAAGGAAGATGACCACACGGTAGACGAGTTCAAGTATTTTGTCCTAGACAATGCTAGGGAGTTAGAATTGAAAGCCTAAAGGAGCTAACAATGGGAATAGTACAGACTATCAAGAATTTATTTCAAAGGAGTAAGTATGTGATGACCACACAAAACTTAACTAATATCACAGACCACCCTAAAATAGCGGTGTCTAGCAGAGAGTATGACCGTATCAGGGAAAACCTCAAGTATTTTGCAGGGCGTTATCCACAGATTGAGTACAAGGACAGCAACGGCACAAAGCAAAAGCGGGATTTTAACCATTTACCGATTGGCAGAACAGCCTCTAAGAAGATTGCAAGCCTTGTATTCAATGAACAAGCTGAAATCAAGGTAGATGATGAAAGAGCTAATGAATTTATTCAACAACAGCTACAGAATGACCGCTTTATCAAGAACTTTGAACGCTACCTAGAGAGTTGTTTAGCTCTTGGCGGTCTTGCCATGCGTCCATACGTGGACGGTGACAAAGTCAGAGTGGCATTTATCCAAGCGCCTGTTTTCTTGCCTCTCCAGTCGAACACTCAAGATGTGTCTAGTGCTGCTATTATCACTAAAACAATCAAGTCAGAGGGAAATAAGCAGAAGTATTACACGCTTATTGAGTTGCATGAGTGGAGTAAAGATGACAAGTACACGGTAACCAATGAACTCTACAAGTCTGATAATCAGAATATTGTAGGAGCTAGGGTGCCATTGGCTGAACTCTATGAAGACTTGGAAGAAGTCGCTGACTTGAACGGTCTGAGTCGTCCTCTGTTTACCTACTTGAAGACCCCAGGTATGAACAACAAAGATATTAACAGTCCACTTGGGCTATCTATCTTTGATAATGCCAAGACTACGATTGATTTTCTTAATACCACCTATGATGAGTTTATGTGGGAGGTTAAAATGGGTCAGCGTAGGGTGGCAGTTCCTACCCAGATGATTAAGACTGAATACAATCAGGACGGAGACAAGGTCACGGTTAAGCGTGAGTTTGAGACTGGGCAAAATGTTTATGAACAGTTTGACAGTGGCGACATAGATAAGGGGATAGGCATTACAGACCTCACTACACCTATCCGTTCTGATGACTATATCAAGGCAATCAATGAGGGTCTATCCCTCTTTGAAATGCAGATAGGCGTATCAGCTGGCATGTTTACCTTTGACGGAAAATCCATGAAGACAGCTACTGAGATTGTCTCAGAGAACTCTGACACTTACCAAATGCGTAACAGTATTGTCAGTCTAGTTGAACAATCCCTAAAAGAGCTGATTATCTCCATGTTAGAGCTTGGGAAAGCCTATCAACTCTACAAGGGTAATATCCCAGACATGGACGCTATCAGCATTAACCTTGATGATGGTGTTTTTACAGATAGGAACGCTGAGCTTGATTACTGGATTAAGGTAGTCAACGCTGGCTTTGGTACTGATGTCATGGCTATTGAGAAAGTGCTCAACGTGACCCCTGAGAAAGCCAAGGAAATTAAAGCTGAAATCAGCGGTAATGCTATTGATGTAGCAAATGATGAGCGTAGCGCTGATGATGTAGGAGTATATGGAGAGTAATTAGATGGCTGATGACAAGAAGAAACCAATCAAACTAAATGATGAGCAGCTTATGCTTGACGCTAGTCAGGTTGCAGACATCTATCATCAGCTCACCCTTGACTTGTTTGACCAAGTTATAGACCGTATCAAAGAGCGTGGCTCTGCTAGTCTTGATGATAACCCCTATATTTGGCAACTGGAAAAGATGAATGAGATGGGGCTACTCAACGAGGATAACCTCAAGCTCATCTCTGACCGTTCAGGGATTGCTGAGGAACAGCTCAGATATGTTATCCAAAATGAAGGCTACCAAATCTACAAGAACACCAAACAACAGCTTTTAGAGGCTACTGGTGGCGGTAACTTTGTTAGTAACTCTCTTATTCAGAATAGCCTTGCAGCTTATGTCAATCAGACTATGGGTGACATCAACAACCTTATTAACACCACGCTACCAAAGAGCGTGATAGGTGCCTACCAGTCTATCATTGAGGAGGCTACAGCAAAGGTTGTCACAGGTCTGGCAACATCAGACAAGGCTATTTCAGATAGTGTCATGAAATGGGCTAAAAAGGGCTTTTATGGCTTTACAGACAGCCAAGGCAAGCACTGGAAAGCTGACACCTACGCTAGGCAAGTCATCAAGTCTACAGCTTGGCGTGTTTATCGTGAGGTTAGAATGGCTCCAGCTGAGGAAATGGGTATAGACACCTTTTACTACTCAAAGAAATCTACAGCAAGAGAAATGTGTGCCCCTTTGCAACATCAGATAGTTACTACTGGAATTGCTAGGACCGAAAAAGGAGAGCGTATCCTTGCCTTGTCAGATTATGGCTACGGAACTGCTGGGGGGTGTTTGGGTATTAACTGCACCCATGAAATTACTCCCTTTGTGGTTGGTGCTAACTATAAGCCTGATTTGCCTGATGAGCTGAAAGACCTAACGCCTGAGCAAGCTATTGAAAATGCTAACGTACAGGCTAAACAGAGAGCTCTAGAGCGTTCTATTAGACAATCTAAGGAATTTCTCCACGTTGCAGAGAAACTAGGCGATACGGAGCTGATAGACAAGTATAAAAACAAGGTAAGGATACAACAGGGAGCTATGAGGGACTATCTCAGACAGCACCCGTTCCTACACCGTGATTATGCCAGGGAGAAATACTATGATGACCCATTTACCAAGGCTAAGAAAGAAATCAAGGTCAGAAAAGAACTTGAAAAACTGGAAAAGCATAGGGTGGAACAAAAAGAAATGCGACAACGTTTCACTTCTGCTGTGAAAGATGGTATAATTAAAGCAGAAATCAACGAACAAAAACAATCTGACCACATCAGAGGTACTAACGAATGGTACAGGAGACTTGAAACTGACCTAGCTAACGGCAAGCAGTTTGAACCAAGCTATTTGACGGTGTCAATGGAGGAGGCAGCTAAACTAATTAAACGTTATTCTGGGGCAGGGCAGTTTAGATACTCTGATAAAGACGGATATGTTCCTAAAAAAGAGATTATCCAGCACCACAGCAAGATTGGTATGTATATTGACCAATCTACGGGAGAGATGTTTGAGACTGACAGCTTTAGGATACACTATAGAAAAACAGGGGCGCACATTGTCCCAACGCTTAGAGGTAAAAACTGATGAAGTTATGGCTATATGTTAGAAAAAATGTCAAAATTACACTAAAAGACGGACAGGTTGTGTCTGGATTTGTTGAAGATTTTTGTGACGCAGCTGATAATGCCGAAGAAAAAGACTCTCTACTAGTTGATGTTGAAGGAAGTCCAAGAGAGTACTTTGAAGATGAAATCCTTAGTATTTCTTTAACTTAGCGCTTAGTTCAATCTAGGCGCTTTTCTTATGCCCAAAAACAGGAGGGGACTATGAACAAACGTATCAAAATGAAACGCGAGCTAGAAAACTCTTTACGAATAGCTGGAAGTGCCATAGAGTTTCTGCTTGACCAGAATAACCAGCTTTGGCATATCGTTGATAAGATGGAGGAAATCAATTCTAAAAACGTAAAAGCAACAAACAACCGTTTTGATACAGTCGAGGCAGACATTAAGGCTCTCAAAAAGACGCAGAAAAAGTCTTGGTTTAGTCGAAACTAAGGAGGTGGTCACTCATCTTGACTGGTAGGAAAGACTACTGTAATTAGATATTTACCGTTTGGAAGTCCAAGCGGTTTTTATTTTGCCCTGGATATGGCGTAAAAGTGTCTGTATCTCAGTCCCTCGTGACGTAAAACAAAGGAGTTAAGGTATGAGCCTTAAACGTGAGATGTTGGTTGACGCAGGTATCACAGATAATAGTGTGCTGGATAATATCATGCAAGCGTACGGTGCAGGTATTGAAAATGCAAAAGTACAGGCTAAGTCTGAGTTACAGGCAGAAAACGACACCTTGAAACAACAACTTGAGCAACAAACCCAAACTGTCAAGGAGTTACAGGAAAAAGAGGGAGCTAGTGAGGAAAGCAAGCAACAGCTAGCAGACTTACAAGCCCAATTTGACCAGTACAAGACTGACAATGAGGCAAAACTTGCCCAGGTAACAAAAACTAACGCTGTAGCACTTGCTTTGAAAGATGTGGGAGCTTACAACTCTGAGGACTTGATGAAGTTCATTGACCTAGACAAGATTGAGCTAGGAGAAGATGGGAAACCTCTCTTAGATGACACTATCAATGCTCTCAAAGAGTCCAGCCCTTACTTATTCCAAGGTGAAGACGAACAGCCTAACCCTACGATTTCAATTGGTGGCAACCCAGCAGCCGAACCAGGCGAAAAGGGGAATGCTTTTGATGAAATCATGAGTAAATATTAAAAACAAAAGGAGAGTAGTATGTCTACAAAAATTTACACAAAAAACTATATGGCTATGCTGGCAAAGATTACAGAAAGCCGCTCACGTTTCTTGCGTTCGTTCGGTGGTCAAATTCAGATTTTTGACGGTGTATCGGACTCTGATACTATGCTGCATTTGAAAGTAAATACTGCAAAAGCCATTATCAAGCAATACGACAAAGGCGAAGATGTAGCGTTCGGAACGGGTACAGGATCTACAAGCCGTTTTGGTCAACGTACTGAAATTAAGTCAGTTGATAAATCTGTCCCTTACGAGGCTCCTATTGCAATTCATGAGGGAATTGACAATGTGACAGTAAATGATGTGGCTGACAAAGTTGTAGCTGAGCGTTTGGAAGAAAACGCCTTGGCTCAAACAGAATACATCAATGAATTGCTTGCAAAAGCATTGTCAGATAATGCAAGCGAAACGATTACAGGCACAATGGACGAGGCAGGAGTAACAAAAGCATTCTCAACAGCTCACAAGAAATTTGTTAATAACAAGATTTCTAAAAATATTGCTTGGGTTGCCTACGTTACATCAGATGTCTATGATTTCTTGATTGACTCTAAACTAGCAACAACAGCTAAAAACTCATCAGCTAATATTGATGACCAAACAATGTATAAATTCAAAGGGTTTGTTTTGGAAGAAACGCCTGATGAATACTTCCAAGAGGGAGAACAAGTCGTGTTTGCAGTTGATGGTGTGGGTATTGCAGGTGTAGGCTTGCAGATTGTCCGTACTATTGACGCTGATGACTTCTACGGTGTTGCAATCCAAGGAGCTGGTAAGTACGGTAAGTACATTGCTGATGAAAACAAAGTAGGTATCCTTAAAGCTAAACTAGCTCCAGCAGGTTAAAACGGAGGTTTAAATGTCTAAATTCAAAGTAGTATCGGATTTTTGGGACATTGAAAAAGATGAGTATGTTGAAAAAGGCTCAGTCATTGATGTTACTAAAAAGCGTGCTGAGGAAATCAATAACAACATTGGTTTTCAGGTAGTTATCGAAGAAAAAACAGTAAAGGAGTAGTCTAAATGGCTAAATTCAAAGCAACATCAAACGTGGTCTTTGTCGTTGACGGCAAAGAGACACACTTTGATGAAAATGTTGAGTACGACATGGAAGTAAAGACTGCTGATGAGCTAAACGCTAAGGGTGAACTTACACACCCTGACCTCAGCCCGTTCTTTGAACGTGTTGACAAAGACGACAAATCAGCAAAGGCGGATAAGTAACACCGCCTTTTTAATTGGAGGTGATTACTATCGCTTATTTGACACAGGATGAATTTACTAAGGATTTTGGATTTGATGAAATCAATGACTTTGAAAAACTACTAAAAAGGGCTGAGGTGTCTATCGACCTCTTTCTTAATGGTTTCTATGATTTTGTAGACTTTGATAAAGAGATTGAGCACAGAAAGCAGGCAGTCAAGTTGGCTGTAGCTTTCCAAGTGGCCTATTTGGACACTAGCGGTATCATGACGGCTGATGATAAGCAGTCAGTAGCCAGCGTGTCGCTTGGTCGTACCTCTGTCAGTTACAGAGACACCTCTCAGACCTCTTTGGAAAGTGCTAGGTATAATTTATCACTTGACGCTCTGAACGCTCTGAAAGGGGCAGGGTTTGGCTACAGGGGGGTAGGTTATGACAGGCATTGATAAGAGAGTGCTGGTCGATACTGTGACTATCCAGAAAACCACAGGAGAAAAAGACGCATGGGGTAAAGTAATATTAGAGAGCCCAGTCACGCTTAGTTCTGTTAGGTTTGATAGGCAGTATCAAGTGCAAGGCACCCAGAACAACCGCAAAGAGGCTAAACCTAGCCTTTTGTTTGTGTATCCTCAATATTGCCCAATAGTCCTAGATAAGTCTTTTGAAAATGCCATTATCAATGACGGACAGACTGAGTACAGAGTGACTACTATTGTCCCTGTCAGTTATCCACATAATAATAAAATCTTTTGTTACGAAGTTGAGTGTATCTGATGGGAACAAGTGTATCTGTAAAAGTTGACCTGAAAGGCATTGAGAAAAAAGTATCATCAGCAGCCTTGGCCAAAGGGAAGTTAGCTATCGCTAGTCAAATGATGATTGACATGACCCCTTTTATCCCTCGCAAGAGTGGGGAACTGAGCGGAAGTGGTCAGCCTACTAGAGACGGAGTAAGATACCCTGGTCCTTATGCAAGGGCACAGTTCTACGGTGGAGCTTACAACAAAAACCGTAGTTATACGTTTAGGCGTTATAGCACTCCTGGAACAGGCAAGCGTTGGGACTTGAAAGCCTCAGCGCTCCATGTTAAGGATTGGGGCAAGGTTGGACTGAGAGCAATGGGAGTTAAAGCATGAATAACAATGATTTTTCAGAAGTCCTAAGAGATTTCATCAACACACTAGGCCTCTCTTTGACTTGTAGACTTGATTACTTGTCAGAGACGGAGGGCTTAGTCCTTTATCCGTTACCTGGTGGCAAGATTGAAAAAGAGTACATGAACGGCAAGCAAGATATTAGTCTTGTATTTGAAGTGGCAATCAAAACCACTGATCACCAAAAGACAAGCTCTATCCTGTGGGCTATCAACTATGCTCTTGCTGATTTCAACCTTGAGCTACCTAGTAAAAATAATTCATATCAATTCAGGGGCCTTGAAGTCTCACAGCCATTTCTTAATGACCGTGATGACCAAGGCTTTTATGTTTATATGCTGGACATCACAGCACAACTTGAAACAAATGGAGGAAGATAAATGCCAAAAATGAAAAATGCCCTACGCAAGCATTACGTAGCACCTTGGACATCTGATAAAGCAGAGCCAGGGACTGATGATTGGAAATGGCTTGCAGACGGGGTCACAACCGCTGAGGTTGAAAATGATGAAGAGACAGATGATGTTGCTTACTACAACGGTGACGGAACGCCTGAAACAACGGTAACATCTGTTAAATATGGTTACGCCTTTGAGGGTGACTATATCAAAGAAGACGAAGCACAGAAAATCATTGCCGATATGCGGTTTGCTACTGGTGAACAACGTAAAGTATGGTTTAAGGTAGTTGACGCTGACGGTGAAACTCAATACGTAGCACCTGCCACGGTCTCTGAAATCAAAATCGGAGGCGGAGAGGCTGCTGAGTATGAGGCTTTTGAGTGCACTATCAGCTGGAATGCAGTACCTAAACAATCTGCTGTAGTCGGTGGATAAAGTAGCTTAGGGGAGTTTAACGCTCCCCTTTTTATTTTTGATTAGTAGGAGAAAAAAACAAATGGTAGTAATTAAAAAGCGTAGTAATGTCATCCCTGTAGATTTTGAAGAATTTCAGCTTGAGTTTGCAGCCAACGATAAGAATATCCTGAATATGCAGGAAGTCGGTAAAAAGCTCCAAAAAGAGGGGCAAAAAGTGGCAGATACAGAAGATGAGAAAGCCTTTGACGCTTTGCAAGTCATGGTTAAAGAGTCATGGGTTGGATTGTTTGATGAGGAGGCCTATAACAAGGTTTATGCTTACTCTGATGAGTCTACCGTCGATACTATGGTTTACTTGCTTGAAACCATTTCAGGCGTGGTAGATGAGTGGGCTCAACGCAACAACGGGGACGCTCTCAAGAAGTATCTAGGTGACTGATTATGCTGGATTTATCAAGGAAATTGACAGATGAGTTAGTCCTTGGTGATGATGTGTACCCAATGAATATAGCTTTTAACAAGGTCTTGAAAGTCATGGAGCTTATCAATGATGATGAGTTTGACGACATCTACAAGCCATATCTAGCTATTCAGATGTTTACTGATGTTGATTTCACAGAGGCTTTAACCCCTGAACAGGCAACAGCTATCTTTAAGCTGATTTTTGAGGAACACATCAGAATTATTCCAACTAAAGACAGCGCCCCAGTGCTAGATTTGGCAGGAAATCCAATCAAAAGCAAGATACGCTCTAAAAGTCAATCAGAGGATGGAGAGCGCCTTTTTAGCTTGAAGTATGACGCTGAGTACATTTACTCATCATTCATGCAGGCTTACGGCATTGATTTGATTGACGCTCAGAATAGTCTGCACTGGAAGAAGTTCAACGCTCTACTGAATGGGCTACCTAGTGATACTAAGTTTGCTGAGGTGCTCAAAATACGCTCTTATAAGCCACAAAAAGGCGATAGTAAGAAGTATAAAGAGGGCATGAAACAACTCAAGAAAGAGTATGCACTACCTAAAGATTTTGACTACTAATCAGGAAAGGAGAGAAAAACTATGGCAGATGGTTCAGTTACTATCAAGGTTGACCTAGACGGAGAAAAAGCCCAGTCAGGGGTTGGAAAACTAAAGACCTTGTTAGGTGGACTAGAAAGCACAGGCTCAAAAGTTGGGTCTGTTTTTAAGTCGGTTCTAGGAGCTAACCTGATTAGTTCTGCTCTCACTACTGGTATTGGAGTTGTCACTGGTGGTATCCGTGAAATGGCTGGAGAACTGAACAGCTCACAAAAGGCATGGAAGACCTTTGAGGGTAACCTACAAGCCTTTGGGCGTTCTCCTGAGGTCATCAAGGCAGCTAAGACTGAAATGCAAGACTTTGCCACCAAGACCATTTACTCAGCCTCTGATATGGCTAGTACTTACTCTCAACTTGACGCTGTAGGGACTAAAAATGTTGGTAGCTTGGTTAAGGCTTTTGGTGGACTTGCAGCCTCAGCAGAAAATCCAGCCCAAGCCATGAAATCTTTATCTACTCAGGCGACACAAATGGCAAGTAAGCCTAAGGTTGCCTGGATGGACTTTAAGATTATGATGGAACAAGCGCCCGCTGGTATGGCGGCAGTTGCCAAAGAGATGGGCATGTCTACGGCTGAACTGGTTTCAGCGGTTCAAGATGGTAAAGTCAAGACAGAAGATTTCTTTGACGCTATGAACCGTGCAGGTAACTCTGACGCTTTCCAAAAAATGGCCACTGAGTTTAAGACGATTGACCAGGCCATAGATGGAGCAAAGGAGAGCTTAGCTAATAAGCTAATGCCTATGTTTGAACATCTCAACAAGTTTGGTATCAAGGCGGTCAATGCCCTATCAGACGCTTTGGAAAGCATAGATTTTGGCGGAATGGCTGACGGTCTAGGTAAATTCCTTGAGGGTATCAATATTGAGGGGATTATCTCTAAAATTAGCAGTACTATATCTAGCGTAATTTCTAAAGTTCAGACTTTTTGGGCTGCATTTTCTAACACAGGGGCAGTTTCTGCCTTTCTAGGAGCTATCAAGAGCATTGGTAGCGCCATTGGCAATGTGTTTAATAGTCTGACCGCCTCAAGCGTGTTAAATACCTTAGCTAGTGTCCTAGGCAATGTGGTCAAGTGGCTTTCTCAGGCTGCAACCGTAGCGGCTAACTTTATCAGCTCACTACCTGCTGGAGCAATTCAGGCAATAGTGGGCGGCTTGATTGGTTTAGTTGCTGGTTTCAAAGCCTTTAACTTTTTGAAATCCTTTAACCCATTCAGTCTTTTCAAAAAGAATGCGACAAGTGGGGTGAGTGGTGCTACGTCAGTTGTTAGGACAGCTAGCACAAGCATTGTCTCTGTTATCCGTAGCCTTGGCCAAAGTGTGGCGGCAGCCGCTAGAGGAATTGGTCAGGGTATAGGTGCTGCTTTTCGTGGTATCGGTCAGGGTTTAGCAATGGTCAACCCTGCCACTATCGCAGCCTTGGCGGTTCCTATATTGGCACTTGGTGCAGCCTTTGCCTTAATGGGTATGCAAGGACAAGGTATAGCTACAATCCTACAAGCGGTAGGTAGCGTAGTAGTCAGTGTTGGTACGGCTATAGGTACAATCCTGAACTTGGCACTCCAGGGCTTGGCCAATGCCCTTGTCATTGTAGCGCCAGTACTACCTACAATAGCCTCAGCTTTTGCTCAATTGTCACCGCTCATCACGGCGGCAGGAACTGCAATCGCTACGGTAATCAGTGCATTCAGTAGCCTTGCTCCTGTAATAACTGCCCTAGGTTCTGCCCTAAGTCAGGTCATAGCGGCGATAAGCTCAGGAATAGCTCAAATTGCTACGGCAGTGACCCCTATTGTTGAGATTATTTCTAGCGCCTTTGTCCAAGTTGTGACCGTGGTATCTCAGGCAATCGTCCAAATCATCCAGGCACTGGCTCCATTCATTCCAGCCATTTCTGAAATGGTTCAGGCGGTCGCTCCTGTACTACAGTCCTTAGTAGAGGCTTTCAACAATCTCATCAGTCAAATCAGCCCTATCATTGATAGTCTTACCCAGATACTCCAAACTTTCGGAGAACAGGTCAGCTCAATTTTAGAGAGTGCTGGTAGCGTGGTAGAGAGCTTTGGCTCTGCTATCCGAAATGTACTTGACGGGGTTGCTGGCATTTTTGAAAGCATGGGCTCAGCGGCTAAAAACGCTGGTCAAGGCGTGAAGTTGATGGCTCAGGGTGTCAAAATGCTTGTAGACCTCAAACTTGGGGACTTGGTCGGAACTTTGGCAGCCGTGGCAACTGGTTTAGCGGCTATTGCTAGCTCAGGTATCGCCTCAGCTGGTCCAGGTTTGCAACAGGCAGGAACTGGCTTAAAACTTATTGCTACATCAGCTCAGACTGCTAGCGTAGCCATGCAGACGCTCCCTAGTGTATTCAGTACCCTTAACTCAAGTGTAGGCTCATTGCCAGGAGTGATGACCACAGCAGGCTCTGCTATGAAGACTTTTGCTAGTGCTGTCATGACCTCTTTTGTAGGTCTTGCTGGTTCAACGGCTAGCATTACGGCACTACAAAGCAGAATTACAGCCTTGTCAGCCTCAATGGTTATGGCACAAGCTGGAGCCTCAGCTATGTCAGCAGGTTTCTCAGCGGTATCTGCTGTACTTGGTGCCCTTGGAGGTGTACTTGGTTCGGTTCCTGGTCGATTTACGGCTATTACAGCCTCAGCAATGACGGCAAGAACCTCAATCATGCAACTAGCCACATCAGCGCCAATGGTTGCCTCAGGCTTTGCTAATATCTCAAGGGCTGCAACATCAGCAATGAGTCAGCTTAACGCTGCTGTACGCTCTGCCATGACACAGGCAGTCTCAACTATGCGCTCAAGTATGCAGCAAATGGTGTCAGTGGTAAGGCAGTCAGCAAGTCAAATGACACAAGCAGGGCGACAAGCTGGTAAAGGTGTCTCAGATGGAGTTACTAACGGTATCCGTAGCGGGATTGGTTCAGCGACAGCTGCCATGTCTGCTATGGTAAGTGCAATCCGTTCTACTGGTATGTCAGGAGCTGGTGCTATGCGTAGCGTAGGGGCTATGATTGGCCAAGGTTTGGCTCAAGGTATGTATTCAGCGCTTGGAGCAGTTACAGCGGCAGCTAATGCCCTTGTGGCTCAAGCAGAACGTGCAGCACAAGCTAAGGCTAAAATTCACTCACCGTCACGCCTATTCAGGGATAACGTAGGGCGCTACATTGCCCAAGGTATCGCTGTAGGTATTGAAAAGAATACCTCTGATGTGACTGATAGCTTAGCCTATGTGCAGAAAGAGATGTCTGCCTTTAAGTTTGGTGCTGAGGAGTTGCTAGGTCTTGGTAACGGTTCTCTGTCTAGTCAGTTCAAGCTCAAATCCATCACAGAACGTGCTGAAATGAGCCAAATTGAGATTATCAGAGACCAAGCGGACAAAGCTCTTACTAAAGCGTTAGAAGTGGCTGAGCAAGCTGTCAAGCGTCCTGTGAATATGGTACTTGATGACGGCGCTCTAGTTGCTAAGATTGGACAACCAATGACTAACTATCAAAACGACAAAATCAAAATAGATAACATGATGAGGGGGATTATCTGATGAGTAATGACACTATCACTATCAATGGATTTGACCTCTCTGAGGTTATCCGAATTATTGAAATTATCCGCCCTGTTGGTAATGAGCGTAACATTACAACTAATGACGCTCCGCTCTTAGGAGTGAACTTACAAGAAGTAAGAACAGGGGCTAAAATCATTAAGGTTAAGTTTGCCATGCAAGAAAGAGACGGCATGACGCTTGAACAGGCTAAGCATACGCTGGCAGGGGTCTTTAATACCTCTGAGGCTGTCAAGGTTATTATCTCAGATGAACCCGACAAGTACTATATGGGGCTTGTGACTGGCTCAGTTGACATGGACAACGTGACAAGATGGTTTCAAAAGGGAGAGTTCGAGCTCCTTATCCCTGACGGTGTGGCTCACAGTACCACCTACCGTAGGTTTGATAATGGCACTGTATCATCTGACAAGGTTGTTTTCAATCTTATCAATGATGGCAATGTGCCAGCTTTTCCTGTGGTCACAGTAAGAAACAATGCCGAGAATGGCTATATTGGCGTAGTCAACACTAGCGGCGCTCTTGAAGTTGGTGACCGTGAGGAGGCTGACACTGAGAAAGTGAAACAGTCTGAGCTCCTCTTTGACTATCGTGACAGTAAAATCACAACTGGTCTGAGTGCAGCTACTAAGAACGTTGCTATCTTGAACGATACAACACAGAGCCTCAAAGGAACCATAGGGAGTGTGAATTGGCAAGGTCGTCCTCACTTGTTTCTACAAAGCCCAGGAGGCACTACTGGAAACAACGCAGGGAGCTTGACCTGGAATATTCCAGTAGATAGCTCAGGGGCTACTGGCTCACTGAATGACTATATTTGGTGGCGACAGGTCTTTTGGCTTGGCGCTGCTAACCAGTTTGGTTTTATCAAGCTGACCGTCTCTGATGAACAGGGACGGTTTTTGTATGGTGTTGAGACATTCAAACGCTACAACGGTTTAGGCTGTGAGTATAACTTTATGGCCGCTGATGGCAAAGGTGGCTATAACATGCTCAAGAAATGGACTTTTACAGGCACTCACTTAGACAGTCAAAATCCATTCAACGAACCTAGAGGTTGGTCAGACCTCAAGCGTAATGATGACAAAGTCACTGTCTTTTGGTGGGGGTCTTACAACACCTTTACCATTCCTGAAATCAAGGGAAGAAAATCAGCTAAAATTCATGTGGCATTAGGCGCTATTGGGAACAAACCAGTAGTAACCCGTATGTACTTGGATAGCATTTTCTACCGCAAGGATTTTGTGGCAGTTACTAAAGACATTCCTAACCGTTACCCTATCGGTTCAAATGTGGTACTTAATAGCGAAAATGACACGGTTACTGTGGATGGTTTGGAGCGTATTGTGGACATTGTCCACGGCTCAACATTCCTGACTATTCCACCTGGTAACTCTACCCTTGAGGTCTATTCCTCAAGCTGGGTTAAGACCAAGCCAACAATCAAGGTAGAATTTGAAGAAAGGTACTTATAGCTTATGTTATTGACAATTCATGACGCAAGCTTGAGAAAAGTTGCTTTTATTGATAACGATAAACAGGCTACGTTGAATTACTTTAACGATACATGGACTAGGTACCTTGAAACAGGTTCTAGTACATTTGATTTCACAGTATTCAAAAAGGCCATCATTTCAGATGTGGGGCGTAAGCGTGCCTACAACTATCTGAATGAAAAAGCCTTTGTATCATTTCAGTACAAGGGTAAGACTTATCTGCATACTATCCGAAAAGTTGAGGAGAATGAGCAGATTATCAAATGTTACGGTATCAACTTGAACCTTGAGCTTATCAATGAGTATTCTAATCCATACAAAGCGCCAAAGGCAATGAGTTTCAAAGAGTATTGTGACGCTATGGACTTGCTAAACTTTACATTCTTGAAAATCGGTGTCAATGAGGTTTCTACTCAGAAAATTTCTGCTGAGTGGGAGGGAGCAGATACCAAGTTGAACCGTCTACTTAGTCTAGCTAAGAAGTTTGGGGCAGAGATTGAATTTGACACCCACCTCAACGCTGATAGCTCTATCAAGTCCTTTGTGGTCAATGTCTACCATGAAAACGACGATACTCACCAAGGCGTAGGGCGTATTAGTCCAACTGTTTTGACATATGGAAAAAACCTAAAGACATTAACTAGGACAGTAGATAAAACAAACATTTATAACATGGTTAGGCCTACTGGTAGAACAGAAAATGGGGATATTGTCACCATCTCTGGCCTCAGTGCTTGGTCTGTTAATAACGACAAGGGAGAACGTGAATTTTATCAAGCAGGAGAGGGGCTATATGCTCCTCTTTCTATGCAGATGTATCCATCAGCGTTTACTAGCTCTACGACTAATGACCAGTGGATAAGAAAGGATATGCAAGTAGAAAGCGCAAATCCAGAGGTTATCCGTTCAATGGCCTACCGTGAACTTAAAAAGAATTGTTATCCTGCCGTAACCTATGAGGCTGAGGGTTTTGCTGACCTTGAAATAGGGGATACCGTAAAGGTTTATGATGACGGCTTTAGCCCTGTACTCTTGCTTGAAATGAGGGTATCTGAGCAGACTATTAGCTTTACCAACCCAAAGAACAACAAGACTACTTTTTCAAACGCTAAGGCTCTTGAAAATCTCTTATCAAACGGTATTCAGGAACGCCTAGACCGTATGATAGAAGACGCTAAACCTTACACCGTGAAAGTCTCTACAGACAACGGTACAGCGTTTAAGAATGGTCAAGGTCAGTCAGTTGTGACCCCTACCTTGATGAAAGGGAACAGGGTCATCAATAGTGGCTGGCGTTGGGTTGTTGACGGTGAGATTAAGGCTACAAGTCCTACCTACATTGTCAAAGCTGCTGACATCAATCAGACAATGGTTCTGACAATCGCTGCATGGGTCGATAATCAGGAAGTAGCCTCTGAACAGATTACTTTCTTGAATGCCTCTGACGGTCTCAAAGGCGAAAAAGGAGACCCAGGGCGTGACGGTATCGCTGGTAAGAACGGTGTAGGTCTGAGGTCTACAGTTATCACTTATGCCTCATCAACATCAGGAACAAGCGCCCCTAGCAATGGCTGGACTAGCTCAGTTCCAACGGTACCAGCTGGACAATATCTGTGGACTAAGACTGTCTGGAATTACACAGACAGCACCTCAGAGACGGGTTACTCAGTAGCTAGAATTGGTAAAGACGGTAACACTGGTAGAGATGGCGTAGCTGGTAAAGACGGTGTGGGGATAAACTCTACTACGGTAGTTTACGCTGGTTCTACATCAGGAACTGTACCGCCGTCTAGCGGTTGGTCTTCTCAAATTCCTAGTGTGTCTCCTGGTCAATACCTGTGGACTAAAACCACATGGAGCTACACAGATAATACTAGCGAGACTGGTTTTTCTGTGGCGAAAATGGGTGAAACTGGAGCCAAGGGAGATAAAGGAGATAAGGGGGATAAGGGAGACCGTGGAGAGCGTGGCCTACAAGGCTTGCAAGGTATCCAAGGTGTCAAGGGTGACCAAGGTATCCCTGGTGAACGAGGCGCTGACGGAAGAACCCAGTACACTCATATTGCTTATGCTGATAACGCTACAGGTGGTGGATTTAGTCAGACTGACCAAACAAAAGCATATATTGGTATGTATCAAGATTTTACTGCTACAGATAGCACCAATCCTGCCAGTTATCGTTGGACGAAGTGGAAAGGTTCGGATGGTGACCAAGGAATACCCGGACCAAAAGGAGCAGATGGTCAAACTCCTTATATCCACTTTGCATATGCAGATAACTCAGATGGTACAGGTCTAACCTTAACTGACAATGGTCAACGGTATATGGGACATTATAGTGACTTTAATCAAGCTGATAGTACCGACAAGACGAAGTATCGTTGGGCTGATAGATGGGCGAAGATTGATTCGGGAGGAAGAAACTATTTTAAAAACTCTAGGTCAAGGACTTATACTATAAACTCAGATACTACTCAAGATTATAGGACTTTCATATATGACGAGTTTTGGAAAAATGATAAACGCTTCATAAAATCAATGGTTCGTATATCGCTTGATGTAACATTCTCTCCAGCTTTACCCGGAGATATTTCAACAACTGTTCATTTTTCAGCATCTCCTTGGTATAGTGCCCCTATAACTTTCAAAGGTGGTACTAATAAAAGACAGCATTTTGATTTAGTTTATGACCTAAGTGGCTCATCCTCTTCTTATAAAACTGATAACGTTTTCATTCGATTTACTAATAGTTTCCCTTTAAATACTATAGTATCTATAGAAAATGCAAACTTATATATATCAACAGCTAGAGAAGATTATAGACCGGCAGTAGAGGAATTGGAAGATGCTTTGAATTCCAAAGCAGACCAAGTGCTGACCCAAGAGCAGCTAAACGCCCTCAATGAGAAAGCTGGTATTATCCAAGCAGAGCTAGAGGCTAAGGCTAGTGCTGACACATTGGACAACTGGATTAATGCTTATCAGGATTTTGTCAAAGCCAACGATACAGCAAGGGCACAGGCTGAAAAAGATTTAATTTCAGCTAGTCAGCGTGTTTCTAACATTGCTAAAGACCTTGGAGAACTCTCTGACCGCTGGAATTTCATTGATACCTACATGAGTTCATCAAATGAGGGCTTGGTCATTGGTAAGAATGATGGTAGCTCAAGCATGATGTTCAACCCTAACGGTCGTATATCAATGTTTTCGGCAGGTGTGGAGGTTATGTATATCTCTCAAGGTGTTATCCACATTGAAAATGGTATTTTCTCAAAAACAATCCAAATTGGACGGTTTAGAGAAGAACAGTATCATCTTAACGCTGATATGAATGTTATTAGGTATGTAGGAGGATAGAATGGCTGAATTTTGGTCAAGTAATGATAGAGGTTATCGTATCCGCCTATGGATAGACCAAACCTCTCAGAATATCGCAGGCAATAGTAGTCAGGTTAGGGTAAGGCTTGCCTTGCTGAATACGACTACTACCTTTGCAGAGTACAACTGTACCGCCTCAGCTACCGTCAACGGTCAGACACTGAGCTGGTCAGGTCGCCCCTCTATGCTTAGTTATAATCAGACAATCATGCTGATTGACAAAACTATCACAGTTGGGCACAATGCAGACGGTAAGAAGTCATTTAGCTTGTCTGCTAGCTTTAGCGGTAGCGGTGGTTGGTCGCCTGGTACGCTCTCAATCGGTGGTAACTCATTCACACTTACCACTATCCCACGGTCAAGCTCTGTGAGTGTTGGCACTGGCGTTATTGGTAGTGCCGTTACTATCAACATCAGCCGTCAGAGCTCTAGCTTTAAGCACACTGTCCGCTATCACTGGGGTAGCAAACAAGGGACAATAGCAAGCAATGTAGATACCTCCACAACGTGGACTATCCCTCTTGATTTTGCTAATGATATTCCCAACTCAACCAGTAGAACAGGGACAATCTATGTCGATACCTACTCAGGTTCAACCAAGACAGGGACGCAGTCAACAACTCTGACAGCGAGTGTGCCAGCAAGTATGAAACCAACCTTTACAGGCGTCTCTCTATCAGATTACAACACGGCAGCTCAAAACTTGGTATCTAGCGCTACTACCTTTATTCAAGTAGTATCTAACATTAAGGTCACGTTTAATGGCGGTGCTGGTTCCTACGGTTCATCTATCACAGGTTACAAGGCTGAGATAGTGGGCAAGAACCAAACGACTAATACAAACGGTGGCACCTTGGGAATTATGAACTACAACGGCGCTATCACAATCAGAGCGAGTGTCTCTGACAGTCGTGGGCGTTGGTCTGATACCAGAGATGTCTCAGTCACAGTCCTTGAGTACTTTGCTCCAGCTCTGAGCTTTAGCGTTGCTAGGACTGGCTCAAGCTCTAGTACTTTTACCGTCACAAGAAATGCTAAGGTAGCTCCTCTAACAGTAGGGGGTAGTCAAAAGAACACTATGACCCTATCCTTTAAGGTCGCTAGGTTAGGAACTACTACCTACACAACAGACACAGGAGCAGCTGCTGGCTCATGGACTAGCTTAGCAAGCCTGACGAACTCTCAAGCTAACCTCTCAGGTACTTATGCAGCTAACCAGTCTTGGGTAGTTATTGGTACTCTTGCTGACAAATTTACTCAGACAGAGTTTGCCGTCAACGTAGCCACGGAAAGTGTGGTTTTTTCTTACGACAAATCAGGGGTTGGGGTTAATAAGATTAGAGAGCGTGGAGCGCTGGATGTCAAAGGAGATGTCTACGCTAACGATAAGCCTATTCAGCAACATCAGTTGACAAGTAATACTGGTCGCTCACCCTACAACGCCTCTAAGACAGTTGACCTAAACACCAAAACGGTCAATAGCTTTTTCTCATGTAATGAACCGTCCAATAGTCCTTTAGGTGGTAATAATGGTCAGTTTTATGTTGCTGTCTATTCTGAAAGTGACAATTACTTGACGCAGAATGCCATTCAGAAAGGTACAGGTCGCATGTTTTCACGGACTAGACATGGTGGTACTTGGACAGCTTGGGTAGAGTATGTTTTAGCTGGCTCAGAGGCTAGTTTTTCAAAAGTAAACATTAACGATACAGCCACCTCTAACTTTACCATTATGTGGGGTGTTGGTATTAGTGCAATGAGAAAAGGGAACTTAGTAACCTTAACGGTTGACAGAGCTATCAAAAATATCAACTCAACAGTTGAATATGGTTTGATGAATGAAACTATACCAGCAGGATATAGGCCTATGAAAGAGGCTCACTTGCTTATGCAAGCTAACGCAAGTACAACTATATCTGGGACAGCGGTTGTCCATTTGGCAACTAATGGACAAATTAGACTTACCAACAATATCACAGGTAATAGGGTATGGACTGGGACTATTACCTATGTCACCAATGACCCTTATCCATAGAAAGGAAACGCCATGAAATTTGAATATGGTTCAAAATCGCAAGAATATGACGCTAGCGGTTCAGCGTCCGCCACCAAGGTCACGTTAGTCAACTCAGACGGTGCTAGCGTGCCTATTTTTTTACCTCCTGATGTCGTTGACCGCTCTAACTCTGAGCTACTTGAGTTGGCGCTTGAGGTCATCTATCAGGAGAATTTCCCTATGCGTGCTGAAAATGAAAAGTTCAACACGTTAGGTGAGAAAATCGCTGAGTATGACAAACTCATTGAAAAAGCTACGCTGACCATTGACAAAATGGAAACACAGATGACTAAACAACAGGAACAGTCATCAATGGCACAGGTCACTCTGATGTCAGTGATTTTTAAGCTCTACGAGAAAGGACTGCTGACAGATGAAGACCTTGCTGAAACAACTATCACAGAGGCTGAATAGTCTCACAGAACAATTAGAAAGAGAAAAAGACATGATGATTAAACTTTATGCTGTAAATATCGTAGACGGACGCTACCCATTTTCAAAAGTACCTAAGGTGCTCAAACCAAAAGTAAAAGAGCAAATCGCTCTTATGGTCGAAGATGAGGAGCTAGTAGCAGAATTGACAAAGGAGGGGTAATTAGTGCCATTTGAAGAGGCTAGACGAATTGCTGAAAGTCAGTTCACTTGGGAAATCCTCTTTATTCTTCTCTTTGTCGTATCTGCGGGGTATCTTATCCGCACCTCTGACAAGCGAGAAAAGAAACTAATGGATTTTCACGAGCAGTCAAAGGCGGACAGTAACAAGCGTGAGGAACGCTTGATGAACCACCTAGAAAAGACAACTGAGGAATTAAGCACAATTACTCACACGGTCGGTGATATTCAGAAAGAAATGGTCAGAATGAATAACCGAATTGATGAATTTGAGAAAGGAGACCAGTCATGAAAATTAACTGGAAACTACGCTTTAAGAACAAAGCAACTCTAGCGGCTATTGTCGCAACGGCTCTCTTGCTAGCTCAACAGCTAGGCTTGAAGTTGCCTGACAATATCAATGACGTAGCCAATACAGTTCTTACATTGCTTGTCTTGCTTGGGGTTGTGTCTGACCCTACAACAGCTGGGGTATCAGACTCAGACAGAGCAATGACCTACACCGAACCTAAATAGGAGGCATAGCATGAGGAAATTAGGGAAAATTATCTTGATAATTGCAGGGGTACTATTGCTAGTGCCTCTTTCTTTTGTACTCCTCATGCTTTCCCCTTTTATTCAATTATTTCTAAAGGAGGAAGACAATGGCAGTAAATATTGAGGCAGCTATTGCCTGGATGTCAGCACGAGCTGGAAAAGTGACTTATTCAATGGACTATCGAAATGGTCCAGGGTCTTATGATTGCTCTAGTTCTGTTTACTATGCCTTGATGTCAGCTGGAGCAATTACAGCAGGCTGGGCAGTAAATACTGAGTATCAGCATGATTGGCTCATCAAGAATGGTTATAAGCTCATTGCAGAAAACAAAGACTGGGACGCTAAGCGTGGTGATGTCTTTATTTGGGGTCGCCGTGGACAGTCTAGCGGTGCTGGTGGTCATACTGGTATCTTTGTAGACCCTGACAACATTATTCATTGTAACTATGCCCGTAACGGAATAACTATTGACAACTACAATCAGACAGCGGCAGCTAGCGGCTGGATGTATTGCTATGTTTACCGCTTAGCTAATCAGTCATCAACCTCAACGACTGGAAAAAGCCTTGACACGTTGGTTAAGGAGACATTGGCTGGGGTATATGGCAACGGAGATACCCGCAAGGCAGCTCTTGGCAATCAATATGAGGCTGTCATGTCAGTCATCAATGGCAAAACTACGGCACCTAAAAAGTCGGTTGACCAACTGGCACAAGAGGTAATCGCTGGCAAGCACGGAAACGGAGAAGGCCGCAAGAAGTCGCTGGGTGCAGATTATCCAGCAGTTCAGAAACGAGTGACAGAAATTCTCAGCGGGAACTCCACACAAGAAGCTCCAAAACAGCCCTCTGAGCCGTCCAAGGTTGAGGTCGAACAATTAGCCACAGTAAGCAAAGAAGAGGGCGACCTCTCTTTCAATGGGGCGGTTCTCAAAAAAACTGTTCTGGACAAGATTCTTGCCAAGTGCAAAGAACATGACATCTTGCCAAGTTACGCTATTACTGTTCTACACTTTGAGGGGCTTTGGGGCACCTCAGCAGTCGGCAAAGCTGACAATAACTGGGGGGGTATGACCATGACCTCAGATGTTGATAACATTACCCGCAAAAGTGGTGTAATTGTTACAAGGGGGTCAGCAAGACCAGCAAATGAGGGCGGCTACTACATGCACTATGCCACTGTAGATGACTTCCTGACAGACTGGTTCTACTTGTTACGTGCTGGGGGTTCTTACAAGGTCAGTGGCGCTAAGACTTTCTCAGAAGCCGTGAAGGGAATGTTTAAGGTTGGCGGTGCTGCCTATGACTATGCAGCAAGTGGCTATGATAACTACATTGTAGGTATGTCAAGCCGCCTGAAAGCTATTGAGGCTGAAAATGGCTCACTAGCTAAGTTTGATGTTGCTACCGTCGAGAATGTCGGTAGCACAGATAAAATTGAGGTCAACATTGAGGGGATTGAAATGTCCATCAATGGCGTAACCTATACAATCTCTAAAAAACCAGTTTAGAAAGGACAAGCTCTTTTTCATAAGACAAAGCAATCCCTTAGGTTTAACAACCTAGGGGCTTTTTTTGCTTGCTCTGAGAAAAAATGAGGGAAAATCAGGGGAATTTTTGGGGATTGACAAAACCTTTACGAATAAAAAAGTAAGGAGGTAATCAAAATGATAAAAATTAAACGTATAAAATTAGACCGTATTGAACACTCTGAGTATGGTGTAGAACACTGGTGCAAAGTTTATACCAGGTACAGAGGTCAATTTTTCAAAACTTGGCAGCTGGTTTTAGCTGATAATGAGTTAAATGGCTATCAATTAGCTTATGAATTATCCAAGCGTACAAAGGAGGTCAAGGCACATGTCAAGTCAGTATCAAAAATCAAGAGATTTAGTATCTTTAATTGAAATGGTGGGTTATGTCATCTCGGCTCATCATGGGATGTATGATTTTTGCTACTGTTCTGACGATGCTGAATATTATAGCTTTAATAAATTTAAAAACCGTATCAACAGAGACTTAGATGATTATCACTATCACGAAGATATTAAAGGGTATGCTATAAAATTAGAAGAAAAATTGTGTGATTACGGCTACAAAGATTTAAGGGAGCTTATTGATAAAGCTTTTGATAATTACCAACAAGCTATGTCTTCCTTAAACTGGCAAGATAATAGTGAGTGGGATTATTATCAGTCTTGTATGGTGAGACTTTACTTGTCGCTCTTAAAAAACGCTGATATTTTGGACACAGTAAATGCCTATGGTCTTAAAATAAGTCCTATGGATAAAACAGAGCGATCCTCTCTAAAACATTCTTATTTAGCAGCCATTGAACAAAAATATGCTAGCTTTGGACGACCAAACAATCAGTTGAATACTATTCGGACAGAAATTGCTGAGCGTGTTAAAGAAAGAGGTAAACGGGATTCCAAAGGGATCTATCGCTTAGATTTACCGACAGGAGCTGGCAAGACTAATCTTAGTATGCGCTATGCGTTTCACCAATTAGTTCATCAAGACAAATCAAGATTTTTTTACATAACGCCCTTTCTTTCGGTTCTTGAGCAAAATGCTTCCGAAATTAGAAAAGTTACGGGTGACCTTGGCGTTCTAGAACACCATTCCAATATGGTTAAACAGGCTAATGAAGATGATGACAAGGACAGTTTATTGTCAGCTTATCTTATTGATAGCTGGGATAGTCAAGTAGTCTTGACTTCTATGGTTCAATTTTTCCAAACGCTTTTTAAAACAAAATCGGCTAATTTGAGACGTTTTTCAAGTTTGATTAATAGTGTTGTGATTCTAGATGAAGTTCAGTCACTGCCTATTGAAGTCACCACTTTGTTTAATTTAACGATGAATTTTTTTAATAAAGTTATGGATACAACCATCGTTCTTTGTACAGCAACACAACCTGCTTATGATTCTTCAGAGATTGACCATCGTATCTGTTATGGAGGGAATTTGGGAGAATTAGCTGAAATAGTGGATTGA